TATCATCTTTATTAGAATCGGATTCATTTTGTGAATGTTTAGGTTCTAATGATCTATGAAATGATCCTAATATAATAGGATATTGTTCTTCTTCATCCAAGAACATAACTAAAACTCTTGATCCTTGAACCATTCCAGTTGGAATAGCTCCCATTCTATTTGTAGAAGCTGATGTAGAAGGCATTAAAGATACTGCCCATGGTAATTGATCATCTTTTACTTCTTGTTCATTATCTTCTTGACCATATATACGAACTTTACACCTGCCACTTTGAGTAGGATCATTAATATCTCTAACTTCTGCAAAATAACATTTCATTTTAAGCTCCTGATTGTTCTTGACCGCCACCTTTAGTTACTCTTACATAACTAACACCACGACCTCCAGGTAATAATTTATGGTTTACATTTAATATTAAACATGGACCACTAAATTTTTCATTACCTGAAGCATCTGATGCTTTTACTGGTATTTCTAAATTAATCATAGATCCTGGTTTTAAAACTGTATTAAATGGTACTGCTATTTCTGCATAATTTTTAGATAAAGTATTTAAATAAGCTGCTCTATCTGCTCTATTTCTCATTATATCTGTTGCAGATTTTGTATTATTTCTAGAATGTTGAGTTCTTTCATATTCTCTATTATAATGATTTACTCTTTCAATTCTAGGATCTAATCCTGTATCTTGTGGTTGTCCTGCTACTTTAAATTCACTAGGACTTGTTTTAGGCCATGTTGCTTTACCTGTATCAGGATCATAAGATCTTTGTTGTGTGCCTTTCAAATGACTCCAATCATTCTTATTAGAACCATATACTTTTATATATTGTATAGAATGTAATCTTTCTTGTTCACTAGCTCCTGCTAATGTTGTTCTCTGTTGATATGTAGCTACTGGACCTTGTGTGATCATTTTTTCTATAGACTCATACTTATACGTATTATAATCAGGTCTATATAATACATATGCAGATCCTTTATTATTTGGGGAAACTGATCTTGATAAATAATGTCCAAATACTTTAGCAGGGTTTCCTCTAGCTATAAATCTTTGATTTCCTTTAGTTTCTTCTGCTTCAAATGATGCATTTGATTTTAAAACATTCTTAACAAAATCTTCCATCATTTTAGAAACTTGAGTATCATAACTTTTAGATATATGTCCAAAAGCTTTCATATTTAAATATCCTTCATCTATTCCTGCAACATCAAACATTTTTGATTTCATAGCTGTTTGTTTAGACATAGATCTATCATTAACATTTACTTCTTTTTGAGGCATAAATGTATAATTTAAAGAATCACCACCATTTTCCATTCCTATATTAATTGTTATAGGTTGATCATTTTTTAAATTAGGAAGAATATTATTTTTATAATCTAATGTACCAATATTAATTTTAGGAAAAGGATCAAATAGAGTATTGAAATATTCTATAGAAGTATATTGACCTACATTAGTATCTAATAAATTAAATCCTCCAACTGTAAGATCATTTAGTATTACATGATTACCAATTGGCATTATTCTCTCATAAGCTCCTTAAATCTATTTACAACATTTTGTGTAGTTCTATTATCTATAACTCTTAATGTTTTATTAAATTCATTTTTCTCAGTTTCGTATTCATAATATGTTATTGCTTTGTAATATATTTCTTCTTCATCTGATATATTTTCAACTATTGTATTTGAAGTTGTAAAAGATGTATTAACACCACTTTCATTACCATAGATGTAACTATTAGAAGTAATTAATACTGTAGAGTTAGCTAATGTGGTACCGGATGTATGTTGTACATAAATCTTATTATTAGAAACAGATAATATTTGTCCTGTTCCTTTATTTATAGGATTAAATACAATTTGACATATTTCATTATTTGTAAAAGAATTATTTGATACAGTATATGAAACTATTTTATTAGTATTAATAGTTAAATTTACTTGTTTTCTAGAATATGAATTTATTTTATTATTAATATATACAGGTTGCCAATATTTTTTTTGTGATGCAGTTAATGTATCAAATCTTGAAATACTTATATTTTCTGATTCTTCCCAATTATTTCTATAATATAATATTTTTTCTACTGCATTAACAAATGATCCATATTTATCTTGAATAAATTGTTGAAAATCTTTTTCATGCATATACCATTCATAATATGGATCTACTATTTTATTAGTTAAATAAATCATCCAACTTTTATAAGGATCATCATAATATCTAGAACTTAATTGATCTGCTCTTTCATTATGTGAAATTTCGTATGGATAATATATGTATGGATTTTTTCCTACACTATCTAATACAACAACTCTTTTAGTAATATCTATTATTTGAGAATTACTATATTGAATTTTAGGGAATTTATCGAAATATCTATCTATTGGCATTTATTATGGCCTATAATTATTTTTAGTCCAAAGATCGATTTCTTTTAATTGGACTGTTAAATTGACTACTGTTGGTGCACCATTTTTAAAATATGAAGGAGATCCTGCACCTGTGAAATCTGTTTCTACAGCTAAAACTGCACATGGTTTGAATGCAAATGTAAATACTTCACTTGGATATAATTTAATTAATGCTATACTAGGATATCCATACGCAAGTCCACCCAATTGTAAAGTTGGTAACATATGAAATTTAAATTGTCTAATTACAGCAGCTAATGTAATTGATTCTTGTTCATTCGTTGGAGCAAATGTCCATGTTAATGTATGTTGTTTGAAATTAGGATGTTTGAACATCATAAATAGAAATGGATTTGCTGCTAATCCAGCCAATGCTCCTCCAGCTTGGGCCGTCTTAGTTCCTGCATCTACTATATTACCTAAACGTCCAGATAGAGAAGATGCTATACTTGCTCCTAAATTCAACAAGCTTTCTTCTTGCCAAGTAACAGTTTGAAGATCATTCAATTTTCTAGGAATAGGTAAATACATTCCACCTGATGGTTGATTGTAGCTTCCTATAAAAGGAGCGGTATAACTAACAAATTGTATTTGAGTATAAAAATTTCTTCCATCAGCAACTAAGTCTGATGGAAAAGTATTATTTGTAGCTGTAGGTTGTGGTGGTTGTGGAAAATAACTAGGTAATTCGCTATCTATGTTAACAGCCATTAATTCTCTCTGTTTAGCTAAATATATTTATTAATTATTTAGTATGAAAAAAGGTATAATAATGAAAGGATTTTTCAAACCAAAAAACCCTTCGAAATATAAAGGTGATCCAACTAATATTGTTTATAGATCAAGTTGGGAATTAAAACTTATGATGTATTTAGACAATCATCAAGATATTATATCTTGGGGATCTGAAGAAATAATAATTCCTTATAGATCACCTATTGATAATAAAATACATAGATATTTCGTTGATTTTATTGTAACTAAAATAAATAAAGATGGGAAAAAAGAAACTATATTAATTGAAGTGAAACCTTCTAAACAAACAGTAGAGCCTAAAAGACCAAAAAAGATAACAAAGAAATTTATTACAGAAGTAACAGAATATGGTAAGAATACTGCTAAATGGAAAGCTGCTGAAAACTTTTGTAAAGATAGAGGATGGAAGTTTCACATTTTTACAGAAAAAGAATTAGGACTTAAAGCATAATGAATTTTATAGATCTACTTAAAAATACTGCTTCTTATCTTTCTCAAAAAACAAGAGAAGCTATAGATTGGTATAGAAGAAAAATTTTAGGTATCGGTAAACAAGATAACCTAAAAGACCCTGATAATAGAATGAAAAAAGTTGGACAACCTAATATAGGAAGCATTATAATGTTTTCTTATTATGATCCAAAATATAAGGATGAACTTCCTTTTTGGGATATTTTCCCTTTAGTTATTCCACTAGAACCACCAAGAACAGTAGCAACAAAATCTTATAAAGGTGAAGCTCCTTCTCCTAGTTTTCTAGGTCTAAATCTTCATTATTTACCTCCAATGGCAAGAGCAGCTTTATTACAATCATTATTAGATTTAAGAAATAATGATAGATATGATGATACAACTAGATTAAATATATCATATGGAATACTTAAAAATGCTGCTAGACAATTCGCAGGATTTGAAAATTGTATTCATAGATATATGTTAAATCGTATTACTAGTTCATTCCATGAAATTCATCCCTCTGATTGGGAAAGAATCGTTGTATTGCCACTACAAAGATGGAAAATTAATCCAAATAAAAGAATAGCAGGGAGACCTCCTTATTAATGCCTTTTAACATATCAAATTTCAAATCAAATATTGAAAGTTATGGAATTTTACAAAGTAATAAATTTGAAATGTATATTAGACCACCTAATATATTATTTAATACATCAATAAATGATGGTAATAATGAAATAACAATAAATGATTTAACTAGGTTATTAAAATTTCGTGCTGAAGATGTAAGAGTCCCTGGAATATCTCTTCTAACCGCTGATATAGCTAGATATGGAGTAGGGCCTACATTCAAATTTCCTTTCAATAATTTAATAAATGAAATAAATGTTACATTTTTATCTGATAGATATGGATTCATATGGCAATTTTGGCACAATTGGATGAAAGCTATATTTGATTTCAATGGTTTAGATGATGCAACTACTGGTGCCAGAAATAGACAACCTACGTATACTACTGAATATAGAGATAATTATTCAACAGAAATGCAAATTATAATTTATGATAATACAGGGGAAGATTATATTAAAATAAATTTACATAAAGTATTTCCTATTTCATTTAGAGATATTATGTTAGATTGGGGAAATAATAATGAATTATTAAGTATTTCTGTAAACTTATCATTTACTGAATTTACTATTCAAAGCTCTACCGTAGAAAATAATATAGATGATGAAAATGTTATTTATTTTAGTGGTTATCAACCAACAACAACTGAAATTGCACCTTAACCTTATGGAGTGAAATATGTCATTACCAAAAATTGATTATCCTATTCACTTAATCAATGTTCCTTCAATTAATAAAAAAATTAAATTTAGACCTTTCTTAGTTAAAGAAGAAAAATTACTTCTTATGGCTAAAGAAAGTGATAACCTTGCAGATAATCTATTGGCTATAAAACAAGTTATTACTAATTGTTGTTTAGATACTCTAGATATTAATAAATTAGCTATTTTTGATTTAGAATATATATTCTTAAAACTAAGAGCTTTATCTGTAGATAATATGGTTAAATTAACTTATATAGATAATGAAGATGGTAAAAGTTATAATTTTGAAGTAGATTTA